GCAAGAGGGAACGCTTGGAAAGCATCAGTGAGTCCGTATTGGAACACCTTGGAAGCGGCGGGGACACCTGTTGCGTTAATGGTGAAAGATAGACCAGTGGTGACGAGGACATCACGACCTATTACTACATTCTCGCTGGGAACCTGAACGGAGAAAATAAGGGAAGAGTTGGACGCAGAGGTCGCAGGGAAACGTTGGTAGGTGGTCTGGGAAGCACCTGACTTAACAGCGAAGTCAATATCACTTGTAATATCGCCAATCACTGAGTCACGAACTAATACGGCACGGAAGTCGGTCATCGTTATACTATAATGAAAGATAAAATTATAGTATAAATTAAATAAATTGCTTAACCGCCTAAATTAACGGAGGTCTTTGCCACTATCCGCTACTTTCTTTAAAGCCGACTTTTTGAGGAAGGCAATCTTCATTGTAACGGCTTCACCAGAATTAATCCTATAAGGGATTAAACTACCATTCTTGGCTCGCCAAAATACTTGAATGTCAATATTGGCGATGGGTCGGTTGCCGTAGAGAGTAATGAGGCGATATTCTGCCGTAGGGTTATAGACAACATTCGGCTTATACTGACCCGTATCACTTACTAAATCTGTGATAATATTGGCAAAGTCGCTATTATTACCGCCCAACTGGATTACCCCGTTATTATAGACAACGGGGGTGCTGACTTGATTCGCTTGGATAGGGAGGGTATTACTGGTGAAAACAAGGGCAGTAATTGGGCTAAAAGAAGCCGTCGTGCTACAATCTTGATAAACCTTAACGGCTCTATATTGGGGAGCGGAGGGGAGCCCAGTATCCGTATTTGCGGGGATAATTGTGTCTAAATCGGCTGACCCGATATTATAGGGCTCAAAGAGAAAGTTCTTGCCGACGAGGGAGGTGTATCCGTAGTAGGCGGCTGGGAATGTGCTAAAAAGCCCGTAAAGAGGGGCGTTCCACCAGATTTTGATGGGATTGTGGGGTGGCTGTGGGGCTGGGGGGGTAAAGGGTGGGACGTAGTTAAAGGCGTATCCCGCTACATCTCCGTAAAGAACGGCACTATCGCTTGAAGTATCCCAGTTCAAAAAGGGGGCGTAAATAGTGGGTAAAACGGCTCCGCCAGCTATTACGGCGGCTTTCAGTTGGTTAAAAGCCGTCTCCATCGCCAAAGTGATAATAGCAGGGAACAGCGAGTAGTTATAATAGTTATAATATCCACGAGAGTTGTCTTGTAGTCCATTCTGCGTCTGGGTTGGAGGGACGGGGTTGGCAGCGTAGGTGCTCTTGTCTTGCGGTATAAACGTCACGAAAACCTCACCACTTGTGTAGCTTATAAGCGTAACGGGGTCTTCCCAGTCAAGATTCACGGAGTAGATTGTCTCGTGTATATTTGCGTTGGGTGCGGGCTTGATAGAAGGAATGGCTACTGGTAGAGAACCTGTCTCAATCGTGAAGCGTAAGATGCTTAAAAAATAGTCCTCGGGGTTATAAATAAAAGGTATAGTTCTGCTTTCGTTAAAGTAGAACACGGGTGGCTGCGTGGTTGTGCTTTGAAAATTCGTGACTGATAAATCAAAATAAATCTGGTCTGGCGACACATCGTTCTTAGCCGTATTCAGTTGCGACATCTTATACTATTACAATAGATTATTTTTGCTAAATAGGTTGTCTAATAACTCGCTTTAATAAAGTAGCGTATTTCGTATCGTAGTGGCTTTAATGCTGTGAGGGGAATGTTTTGACTAAAAGGCACAGGGGTTACGTTTGTGCGAGAGAAGACGGGTGGTGAGGTCATCAAAAGAGCTGCTTGGGTCATTGGGTTATTGAAGGGCAAGCAAGATTGAGCTGATGCGGAGGCGTTCTTACTCTGTCCCCCCGTGGAGTCATTTTCTGCGACATTCCGCCCCGCTTCTGTCAAGTCCGTAAAGGTTCCACTGGCGTTGTTCGTGGTAAAGGGTGGGATATTTGCCTCTGTTAGTGTAAAGGCGAGGTCAATATCCCCGTAAGCTCCCGTGGTTGAAAAACCATCATTCACTGCGACACAATTTGGGTAGAGCCCGTATTGGACGTTATTCACGACTGGTGTCAGGTTAGGTAATAAGAAGTTTCCTGAGAGGACGGCTGCTCCCCAGAGCGAGCCCAGAGTCGCCCAGAGGTCGGGATAATCCGCCTTCGCAACCTCACTGCCATCAGCTAAAATCCAGCCGTCCTTTTGGTAAGAATTTGTCCCAGCGAATGGTAAGATGGTGCCTACTGGAACAGAGTAGTATTTAATCCCTTGCGAGTTTGAGTAGCTCATTATATAGTAAAGGTGATATTTTATTATATAATTGGGATTGCTAAATAGTAGTGTTATAAAGTAGTGCTATAACTGGCTTTCATTATTGGAACAAGATTGACGTGTGGCGGGACGACAAGGGGTGCGAGTGGCGGGTTGATTTGTCCCGTGGCGGGAATCGGGGTTGGAGGGATTTGATTGGAGTAGGTAAGCGTGTATTTATCCAGATTTGCGAATTGGTTAATAATGTTGGTGTTGGTAAAGCTTGTATCGTTTCTTACGTATTTATAATCATCTCCGCCAGTGCGGTCAGTGGTAGAACTATCTGTGTAAAGAGTTCCAGCGAAGTTCTGTGGATTGATAAAAGTAGCTCGGTATTGAAGCGAGGAGGGTGTGTAGTCAAGAACGACGACGGGCAAGTTCGCTTGTGTGAGCGTAGCCGAGGCAGTTATTGACGGGGGTAGGATTCCAAAATCAGTGTTGATGGTGTTGCCCGCTATTAATTGAGTTGGCAGTAAAAAGTTATAGCCAAGCGTTGCGGGAGTGGGGAGCGGAGTGACGAGGTCGGGTGCTAAAAAGGTGTCGCCCACATCAACGGCTCCCAGAGATTGCTGTAAATACCAGAGGTCGGGGTAATCCGTCTTGCTAAGTGCTTGACCCGAGGGTATAATCCACCCGCCAGCTTCAAGAGAGCCGTTCCACGTGACGCCCCCAGCCCAATATAATACTGCTCCAATCGGGATAGGAAAATCTTGAAAGCCAATAGAGTTCTGTGCTGACATTTATATATAATAACACAATATTTTATTATATATTTGGGATTGCTAAATTAATCTTGGAGGTGTAGGGTGTAGAGTGTAGGGTCCCTTTTTATTCAAGACAAACTCTTACACCCTATCAAACCAAAAACCCTAAGCGACTTAAACCGACCCTACACTCTACACACCCTACACTCTTAAAAGGTGGGTTTGCCTTTTGGCTGAAAGCCAGCCAGAGTAGGGCAATAAGTGGGAGCACCGACAACAGCAGAATATTCGGGGGTCGTGCCTCCACCTTGTCCGTAGGTCGCAATAGCCGCCGCCTCGTTATTAGATTCAACCACAAACACGCCGAGGGGGGCGACGTTAATATCGGGATTTAAATAAGTAAGATTATACTCCTCATTGCGAACATCATTAGGTAAGACACGAATAAAAGCATTATTAACGTCTTGGGTGGCAACGATTGACTCAACCGCTATTTCCGCTGGTGTTGGCTGGTAGTATTTTGCCTTGATAATATAAATCATTCCAATCCCGCCGTATTGAACGGGCAGGGCAGCGTCCAAGTTAAAAACAACCCCCGCACCACCACCCGCAATGGTATTCACAAGCGAAGTTGCGACAATATCAACGTATCCACTTGTGCTACTATTCAGCTTGATAATAGCGGGGGTATTGACACCTTGTTCTGTGCTGTTAAAAGCCCCGTTTGTGTATCGTCCAGCCATTGCTACGTTGGAGTTGGCGGTTGCTTGCGGAGTAAAAGTAAATTTATTAGCAGTAAGAGAAGGAATCATTCCAGCCGTAATATTGACAGGTGTGCTCGTGGCAACCTCTGGCGGATATAACCCTCCCGTGGAGGGATAAGAACCTTGAACGGGACTGGGAGCGAGATAATGAGTGGCGATAGTCAGTTCAGGTAATCTATAAGCCACCTCGCCAACCGAGTAGGTCTTTCCAAGTAAATAAGTAAGTTCGGGATATTCCGTTTGGCTGATAATGGAGCCGTCGCACAACAAAAAAGTAACGGGTATATCGGCACTACTGCCCCAATAAGGTAAAATCGTGCCAATCGGTAGTGGGTCTTCGTTCAATCCTAAACTATTGTAGAGGGACATCTTATATAATGCCGACAGATAAAAAAAGCGTTTCTTTGCTTAATTTAACTTACAGAATAATAATCTACTAAATCTACTTGCCCTTGCCCTTGCCCTTGCCCTTGCTCTTTTTGTTTGCTTTCTTGCTGTCCTCTGCGTCAAGGTCGGCGAGTAGGGCGTCCATCGCTTTCTGGGCTGCTTTCTCCAACTCAACCAACTCAATCGCCCTACGCTTGTCCTCCTCCGCTTTCTCCGCCGCCTTACGCTCCATCTCCGCCTTGACTTGCTTTGCCAACTCGGCTACGATTCTCGGGTGCTCGTGGAAGCGAGTGCGACGCTCGTGTGCGATGTGGTCGTTCGTGTGCCCGTTCTTAACGAACCACTCGTCGTAGGTCTTGTTGTCGGGGTGCCCGAATATCCAGTGGATTTGTTGGAATCTTGGGCTGGCGATGCCAACCAAACCAAAGCGTCTCACGCCTTTCTTGCCGCCTTTCAGCCATTCGTAGCTGGTGTTCTGGAAGCAATCAAACGCCCCAACCGCCCCAACCTCCTCACGATTACCGCCAATCGCTAAAATCTTTTGCTCCCACTCCTCTACTCCGCCCCAATTTTCTTGTTCTTTTTCCAGTTCCTGAGTGAGAATACGTTGCTCCATTGCCGAATCTTTAAGATACTCAAAGCAGAAGAACGCATTCGGGTCGTCACGCAGTGTCCCTTTCCATTGGGGGGACTGGCTAATAACCGAAAGGGCTCTGGTCTGGTCGTTGATGACGCCGTCGGTCTCTAACCAGTAGTGTCCGTCAATCGCAGTCGTTGAGGCGACGACTCGGGAGCGTTCAAAGTTGAAGACGGGCTCGCCGTCCTCGTTGGTCTCAACGGACACCATCTCAACGTATTCGGGCTCTTTCTTTAAGGACTCGGCTGCCTCCTTGAAACCAAACGCCTCGCACTTGTCCGCAAAACTCATTACGCTTGTCATTCTTGTTGTTGTTCCTATTGTGTTGATGCCTTATATAAGTTGGGTTTTATTTTGAATCAATTTTTTATTTATTGCTTCTGGAAATAAATAAAAATCACACACGAAAATAGTATTTTAGATTAATTTCCATTTAGGGCAACTAAAAATCTATAAAAGTTATACTGGGTTTTATAATGGAAATAAACCAAAATAGTATTTTAGATTAATTTCCAGCAATCATTGAATAAAAAATTGATTTGCTTTTTGACAAAAGTAATATAAGCATCTAACAACAACAACAACAAGAATGACAACAATTAATAACAAGGAGGAGCTTGATGCGTGGCTTGCGGCGAGACCCAAGGAAGAGTTTGACAAACTGGCTGACTATTGCTGGGCGAAGGAAGAAGAGCAACGAGTTAAGAATCACAAGGAGTTTCTCAGCTGGGGTGATGGAGTGGTGGGCGAGAGCTACGGGTGCTGGGCGTGGGTGGAGGAAAAGATGGACGATGAAAAACCCAAGGACAAGTTCTACTGGTTTGCGAGATGCTTGGGAGCGTTGTATCACGGAGACGAAGCCCTCCCCTTTGATGAAGAGGAGTGGGTTAAGACATTGGCTTACGTGAAGAAAGCGTATCAGTATTACTTTGGCGAGGAGATGCCGACTGACAAGACCGACGACAACTACGCTCTGGTTCAAGACGCCCTTGACGCCGTCAGTGCTAATGCTTCGTCGTGCGAGAAGTGCGGGGAGTGGCGAATGTGGGGCGAGGAATGCGTGGAGTGCGAGAAAGTTCAGGTGGGTCTCCGCAGTGGGGCGTATATCCCAGAGGACGAGAGCGAGGAGACCAAGGAGGGAGACCAGTGCGAATGTGGGGAGAAGTTCTGCCGTTGCGACGAGGGCTCCCACGCATCAATGGACGACTGGGAATGCTGTGAGATGTGTGGGGAGAAGACGGGCAACAGCGAGTGGTTTGACGAGAACGGGACTGGTATTCTGTATTGCTCCCCGTGCGAGAACAGAATGCTTGACAGATGGGAGGCGAGGGCAAAGGAGGAGCAGAAAGCAAAGGAGGAAAAAGAGTGGGAGCAAGAGATTTTAGCGGTTTGCGAGAACAGAATGAAAGAAGAAAACGAAAAAAAGGCAAAGGAGGAAAAGGAGACCGACGACGAGAGCGAGTGCGATTGCGACGACCCCGACTGCTTGGTGTGCGACGCCAAGGACGACCACTGCGAGATGTGTAGGGTGAGGACGGACAGAGAGGAGTGGGTTGATGATTACGGGAACGAGATTCTGTATTGCGAGGACTGCTATAACAGAATGGCTGAAAGAAACGAAAAAAAGGTAAAGGAGAATCCGTGCGAGATGTGTGGAGGAGACGACGAGGAGGGGTGCTGTGAGACGTGCGGTAGGCACTGCGAGGATTGCGACAATGATGAGACGAAAAGAAGAGTCATTAAGTTAGAGGGGGCGAGTAGGGAGGAGAAGTTGGACTGCGAGCTGATTAAGAAGCTGACCGAGGCGTAGATTATTAGTAGTATTAGTAATATATTAAACAAAGATTGTGGCTACAAGCCCTTTTTTTTAGATTATATCAACACTTTCATTGAAATAATCTAAATAATACAATTAGATTATATCATTATATAGGAGAATAGATTATTACTTGATATAATTTTAAAATTATTACGATGTTTGAACTGAAATAATCTAAAAGTGTATATAAATTGATATATTGAAATAATCTAATAGTGTATATTAGGTTATTACACAGAATATCGTGAAATAATCTAACGGATATATCAGTTATTATCTTTGTAACGGATATATCTACCACTTTTTTATAACCGAGAGATGCTCTATTGGGATTTTGATGTGTGGCTGTGGGACGTTGGCGAGACCACCACTTGCTCTGCCGAATAATTCTCTGGGATAGTTCTTGAAGGCATCTTCATCGTATTTAATGAATGCTAAACAATCCGTATAGTTAAAGAGCAAGTATAATGGGTCTGTGACTCCTACCACTTTGTTTTCAGTAATCATCGTTGTTGGATACGCTTTTAATGAGTTCGTTCTTGACTTTAATTCGTAGAGATTGCTCTCATCGTCAAAGTAGTCGTGCTTGGCGGTCCGTGAGGGAGATTGCTGAATGTTCTTGTTAAAGAAGTCCTTAATGATAGGCAGAACTTTTAGTTCTTGGGCTACGCCGTAGTTATAATCGTTAATCCAGAGGGGCATCTATATTATCACAATATTTTATATTTTTGCTAAACAAACGAAAGAATAATCTAATCTTATATAAAGATGGCTGACATTGAAAAGAGAATTGGACTACCGATGAGTAATGAAGATTTAGAAAAGTATCTTTCCGTTAAACCCGACGACGTGATGAAGTATAGCGAGTTGTCAAAATATAAGAAGATTGAAGACCTACTGCCAAAGGATAAGGACTTTCAAATTGTTCTTATTGAAGACAGCCACAACAGCGGGCACTGGGTCTGCGTGATGAGATACGGCAAGACGATTGAATATTTTAACAGCTACAAAGAGAAGTGGGACACCGACTGGAAGTTTATACCACGAATGATGCGACTGATTCTGGGGCAAGGTTCTAACGAGATGACCCGCTTGATGAATGATGCGAAAGAACGGGGCTGGAATGTTATACACAACACTCACAAGTTTCAAGAGCTGAATCCAAAGATACAGACGTGCGGTCGGCACTGCGTAATGCGTATTGAGATGATGCGAATGGGCTACAACTTGGACGACTACGTGAAGAAGATGAAGACGCTTGTGAAGAAAGAAGGGGCGGGCAAAACTGCGGATTACGTTGTTGCTAAATATATCCAGTAATATTATAATGCTCGGTTTTTTGTTTGGTTTTATTTTCTCGTGGGGTCAGCAAGTGGTGAAGGATATTAAGACAGAGTGTAGGGTGTGAAGAGTGAAGGGTCCGTTTAAGTCAGCTTGGAGAATTTCTTGGGTAGGGTATAAGAGTTTGTCTTGAATAAAAAGGGACCCTACACTCTACACCCTACACCTACCAAGTTGGGACAGACATCTCTCTACCATCTATTCTAATAAGGTTCCCGTGTGCGTCTTGGACTACAAACCCCCTCGTGCGAATGTCCGTTGGGGCGGTGGTCTGCGTAATAGTTACGTTGAGACCATCTGGGGTCTTCTTGGGTTCAGGGCTTGGGGTGCGAGACAAAGCTCGGGCTTTGTGAATCTGTCCTTCGGCGTCCATTATAGATTATAACAATATTTTTTTATTATAATCTATTTTTTAATCTTGCTTGATATAGTTGTCATTCGCCACTTGAATTGAGGTTCCCATCTCACTCACATCATTCGCCATCTCCTTTGCCACCTTGCCGTATTTATCAGTCAAGAAGATATTACGTAAGAGAGAACTGCCTACCTTCTTGCCGAATATCTTGTTAAGCATTCTTGTCATCTCCGTTGAAGTATTAATCGGCTTGCCGTCTTGGTGTGCTAAAAAGGGCACGGGCTCAAACGACTTCTTCTTTATCTGCTTGGAGCACGGGTGGAACTTCAAATAGACCTGTAAGATGGTCTTCAACTCCTCGGGCACAGCCATCTTCTTCTGCTTGTAGGTCTTCTCCGTCTTGTAGTTGTTAAAGACCCACTCCCAGTTCTCAATGTCAAGATAGTTGTGGGTCGTATCCTCGGGAACCTTTTTCACAATTAGGCAGTCGGTATAATCCTTGTTGCGTCTGGGCTTTTGGAGGGCGTATAGTCCCAGCACAACGGCTTTGAGTAGCGTGTCGTATTCGGCTGGACTGACCGACTTCTTGGACTGAATCTGCGGAATGACCTCGGCGAGTTCGCTACACGTCTTCATCACCTCTTCTTGTGGGAGCCAGTTGGCTTCTTGCTTCTCACTTTTGGTGTTGTTGGTCTTCAAGTCGGCGTTGATTTTTATTAGGTGCTCGTAGAACTTGGCGTATAACTTTTTATACTTGGCTTCGGGGCGGTCTTTAAGAGAACTCACAATGGCGATGATGTAGGTTCGGCGGGTGTTGGGCGTCATCTCTTCAAGCTTCTCTAAAATCTCGGGTTTAGAGAGAAAATTTAGATTCTTAATCTCCTTGCCGCCGTTTAGCTTGGTTAGATTAAAAGTGTAGAGTTTTCGGCTACTGGCGGAAATATCGGGCTTATTGCTAAAAGGGTCAAAGGTCGGCTTCTCCATTATAAGATAGTGTTAGATTATTTTTATTAGGTTTTCTTCAAAATCTAAACACTTGCCGACGGCTTTTGAATAGTATTGGATTAAAACTGGGCGGTAATCTTTATCGTAGTGAATATAAACCTTGGAACCTTTTTCGTCGTATTCTACTATTTGAATGTATTTACACTCCTTTTTTTGGCACATTCTTTGTATATAGCGTATATTATATTCTCTACGAATAGTATAATGAGCGGCTCTTATTACACTCTAAACAGCAAGTATAATCAGCTATTGGCTTTAATCCAAAAGTATATCGCTACTACACCAGTCGGGACGCAAGATTTAGCGAGTGTCCTCGGGTTTGGCGATGATGCCCTCGGGCTTGACATTACTGGTCTTAATAACTTGGACGTTGTCACGATTAACAGCTTGCCCTACCCACCCACTGCTGTTATACCTACTATAAACCAAGTTTTAGGTGCTGGTTCTACAAGCGTAGATAAAACGCAAACCTTTTCTGCCACTGGTTCTCCTACAACGACCAATATAGACGACGCCGAGGTAGAAATAATAGACGGAACGAGTGGGATTAATTCTAAACTGGAATACGACAACTTATCTCTTACTGGGACTTACGCCCTTTACGCCACCAATAATGTTGTAAGCAATACTGGAATGGTGCTTAATCTTACCGATACTTTAAACAATTTTCAATACATTACGAACGCTACTAATACAGATTTAAATATTCAAAGACAAATCACCGCATCTAATATAACTGAAACTACTGGTGCTAATTTTGCCGATGGTATTTTTTACCAAACTAACGACACTTTTACCTCACCATTAGACAATACAAAACTTTCGTTAAAGGCAAGTTCTACTGCTGGAACTATTACTTGTTTTAATCCTACAACTTCTACTTCTGCCCCGCTTGATTTTCAAGCGTCCGCCTTAACTCTTAATGGTGCTCCTATTACATCTCCTACACCAGATTTAAATGCTGTTCTCGGTGCTGGTAATAATGCTTTGGGTAATAATATATTGGGGGTAAGTAATATTGATTTATCTACTATTAATAGTAGTCCTTATCCGCCACCTTCAAGTGCCAACTTAAATAATGTATTAACAAATGGTAATAATGCGGGTTCAAATAATATAGATATGAACCTTAACAACATTCTAAATTGTAATAACATCAACACCAACACTATTAATAATTTATCGCCTACCACGTTAGGGTTAAATTGGGCGGATTTTACTGGTATAAATGCTTACGCTAATCTCCCCAGCTCGGCGTATCAAGTAACAAGTGGTAGTGGGATTACGAGTCAATACACCGATAAGTTTGAGGTGTATAATCCGTCTGCTCCCTCTTATACAACTATAAATAGTGCTGGAATGGATTTATTAGATGTTAATTCTGCCACTACGACCTCGTATGGAACAAATAATATATCTTCTACAAACGCAACTGCTTTTACGATTACCGCTGGAACTTCTTCATCTCAACCATTAAATCTCAATTGTAGTCAATTGGTTATTAACGGAGTAGTGTATTCACCCCCAAGGCAGATATTTTACTCTGGTAGTGGGGGTTCTCTTGTTGTATCTTCTGGCGGCTGGAATGGAATGGGAACCTTATACACTTTTAGTGGTCTCACCCCCTTCGCAAGTTATTTTATGGGTTTTAGTTTTAGCGTATATTGTGATGTGAATGAGGGGACTGCTTCGCTATATCCTAATTTTTATAATTCTAATGGAGCTTACCCCGCCCAGACCTTTAATCTTTCTCGCCCAGCCGCTCAAATTGGGTCTTCTGGAACTTGGTCTGGTGGGACTTCTCAGTTCGTAATTAACGATTTTGTTTCGTTTTCAGCTGACGCCTTTGGCAATTTATACTTAGAACCCTATATCGGTTATACTGGGGCAAGTTGGAGTATTAACTACAATTGGACTTTGGTTGCGAATATTTTATTCCCTTAATTATATAGATGCTGAGTGAGGTGTTTTGGATTGCCTTTGTGACTACATTATCGGGCGTGTTAATTAAATTGGCTTCGCTTGCGTATAGGTCAAAATGTAAGGAGGTGTCTTGCTGTTGTATCAAAATTGTTCGTGACACGGAGGCAGAGGTGGAGGAGGAGGAGAACAGGTTGAATCACACCGCCACGGACAAGAAAGAGGAGATTGAGATGGTGTAGGGTGTGTAGAGTGTAGGGTCGGTTTAAGTCGCCTTGGGATTTTGTTTGGGTAGGGTATAAAAGTTCGTCTTGAATAAAAAGCGACCCTTCACTCTACACCCTACACCTATCTATATTATTTAGCAGTCGTTTCTTTTATAATATTTATCTATATTATACAAGATGCCTAATAGATGGGTAGAACACGTGAAAGATTTTGCTCGTAAAAATAACATCTCCTACGGCTGTGCGTTAAGCGACCCGAATTTAAAAAAGGGTTATATACCGACTGGTGATAAGCGTAGAAAGCCAGAGAAGTTGGAGATGGCTGTCCCCGATACGTCTGTCAAGCCGAAAGGGATTGTTATTAAACCGAGACCAGCACCAGCAAAGCCAAAAAAAGCGAGACCAGCACCGACGCTGGACGGGTGGAAGCCGACCAAAGAAGACCCAGATGTGGCACTTGACGAGGACTTATACGTCGCCCGCCACCCAGTCCTTACGGGTTATTGGTATGATAATATGGGTAATATATACGACCCAGCAACCAAGACAAAAATTGGGAGGTATAATAGCAGACAGAAAATATTAATCCCCGTAAAGAGACCACAGCCCGCAAGACAGCTAAGAGGCAAAGATGGACCTTTATACGAAACAAGGACTGGTAGAAAAGAAGACAAGCCGAGACCAGAACCGCCAGCACCGCCACCAGCACAAGAGGTAGAGCCGTTGCTTCAAGCGTTCCCCGATACAGCAGTGAAGGCAAAGAATATTACGATTAACCCGAGACCACTGACGGCGACTCTGGGAGCCGATTTTGCCTTGCTACGTAAATTGTTCTTACGCCCGAATGGGATTGCTTCTGCGATGCTCTTACAGAAAGGGTTATTAAAAGCAAAAAAGATGTGGATAGATGGGTCATTAAGCCCGAACTCCGTTGTAGTTGTTCTTGAAATCACAAGCAGAGAACAAACCTCTATTAACGGAGAAGGCGAGACAGGCAGAGGCGGTCCCGTTATTAGTGTTGATAATGTGGAAGCGAATAAAAAAGAAATAAACGACTTGCTTAATGCTATTGGCGGTAAGGAGGACGGAATTGAACTTTATCACACGGGAGGTGCGGGGTCATCAAAATCTTTTAGAATGAAATTGAGGGGGGACGGAATGAAGGAAAAGAGGGCGATTCTTGCGAATATATCTAAATGGTTAGAAAAGGTCCCATCTGTGGCTGTGGTGAAGGACTTATACGACAAGGAGTTTAGAGAGGAGCGAGCCAAACTGACTACAAGCGAGGAAGCCGCAAGGAAGGACTCACGAGTAAGCGGGGCTACGGCGTGGTTGGGTCACCCCTTGAACGAAATAGATTATAAAGATGTGGTAAGGTCTTTCAAGGCGTTAATAAAGAAGCACAAATTTAAGTATAACGGACAACAGGCACTATTAAAGGGGACAGACGGCAACTCAGCGGAACTCATCTCTCGTGTCTATAAAATCTTGGCAGGTGCGAGCAATAGGAGTGTCTGGGACCCCATTCTGGAAGATTTTAGAAAGAGCTTGCTGGCAAAGGGATACTGGGTTGAGAATGTGAAGCGATTGCCAGCGGACTTGGGAGCTTATATTGGCTCTTTTTTGAACTTGCCGAAAGGCGTGACGAAGGAGTTGGTCGCACGACGAACTGGTAAGGGATACGGCGGAGCGGTGCCCCCACCCCCGCCTCCCCGAGGAACGCCAGAGGAAGCTTACGCCGTGGAGGGGGAGGAGGACGGGGGAGTCCCATCACGAGCGGACTGGATATTTATTTACGATACTGCGGTTGGACCCGTTAATGAGGCAGCTTACGAAAGGGTTGGGGAGATGGTAGATTTTTATTACGGCGGAAGCTGGAACGAAATGCGTGCGAATTTTTTAGCTTTCGTGCGTGTAATTACCGAACAAGAGGAGGGACCCGCCGAGACCCCCGAAGAAGTGAGACAATTAACAGGTGTGATGCGATACGCAGAGAGGAAGTTTAACGAGTTGGCGATGCTCGTAAGAAGAATGGTTGGTAGGGGAGTAGTGGCTCGTAGCAGTTTAGTCCAAGGGAATCCGCACGCAATGTGGGGTGGAATGATGGTAAGCGACGATGAAGATGACCCCTTCGCACACGCTCCACCGAACCCTAATATACACCAAGTATTGACCCCAATGACAGAAGATTTGTGGGACGCAGTTAGGGAGTCAATCGTCCCCCCACTTAATTCTCAACGTCTCCATCAGTTAAGTTATATATTAAACACCAGTTTTGGCAATGATAGAATAGCAATGAGAGATGCCCTTAGAGCTTACCTCGTAGCTACGTTTGAAGGAGAGGATATTCCAGAAGACGACCAAGATACAATAGACGAGGAGTTGGACGACCTTAATGAGGCGTTTGAAGCCCTTGACGAGGCGTAAATACCCGTTTTTTATATACGAGAATCAATTAGTTTAGGTAATTCTTAAATTAATTTATTGATATATACTATAAAGAGATGCCCCAAGCGAACATCACTTACGACACTCGTTACAACCGAGATTTGGTTAGTCGCCTAAAAGAGCTGGACGATAAGTGGCTTAACCACAACCAGTATCAGTATCACCCGTCGCCGATGGGTTATAGAATGTCTGCGTTCCACGGAGAGAGGTCCGTTGAACCCGCAATTGAACGCCTCTACGGAGGTGCTGCCGTATCAAAGTATATTCTTAGTGGGAACTCACCCGCTTATCCTCCTATTAATATGAGGAGTGGAATGGCTGTCTCCTCTGGGGGACGCCTCGCTGGCGTTGATGGAGCCGTTGGCGGTGCTTGGTATGACTCCTTGTTAGATGTAGGAAAGCAAATTGCCGTCCCCCTCGCCACCTCTGCCGCAAAATCTTACTTTGGCTTGGGTCGTGGTAAGAAGAGAGGTGGGGTCACCTCTGGGGGAGCCGCCTTGATGGGTGGGGCTTGGTATGATACTTTGGCGAGCGTTGCTACTCACGCTTTGCCCCTCTTGTTGGGTTTAGGAAGAAAAGCCACTGCCGCTGATAAACGCTCCGCCGTAGAACAGGGCTTGATGAAGGGAGGTTTTTCTGTCGGGGACTTGGGAATGTCCTTGAAAGCCGCCGCAAAGAAGTTGGCTCCGCACGCAATGAAGATAATGATGGAAGAAGGTAAGAAGCTCTACGGAAAGGGATTCAACTTTGGTAAATTCTTGTCATCTGCCGCCTCGGGTGTTGGAAAGGCGGTTCTACCCGTAGTTCAGCAAGCCGCTACGGATTACGCCGTTGGTAAAGTAAAATCCTACCTCGGTTCTGGAAGGGGAAGGAAGAAGAAGGCAGTTGGCGGTCTATCACTCAGCGATGTTCTGGAAAGTGCCAAGTCATTCGGCAGCGACGTCCTTAAAAAGGGCAAGGATTTCGTAAAGACCAAGGCAAGTGAAGGCGTCCGCACGCTCGCTGACAAGGGCGTCGCTTACCTCCAAAAGAAGATTAGCGGTGCTGGAAGAGGTCGCTCCGCTCGTGCTGATATTGTGAAAAAGGTGATGAAGGAAAGAGGGTGTAAGATGATTGAAGCCAGTAAAATCGTCAAGGCGGAGGGGCTTTATTAAGCACCCCACCCAATAAAAAATATAGTTGTATTATATAATGCCGAGATTTCTCCATTCTAAGTCAGCACTACTGAATGATTTAGCTGCTCCAAAAAAGAGAGTCGTTAAGAACCTCAAAAAAACCTACAAGGGCACGGAAAGCACAATAGGTCAAAAGTTAGAAGAGACCGAAGCGTTTGATGGTATATATAGCAAGATGGTCGGGGTTATTGCCTCGGTTAATGAGATTAATAACCAGCTCGCTCTGGGTCCCGCAATTAGTGACAGAGGGATTCTCACATCAGGTGCTGCGGGTAGAATAGCGGCTCCCATTAATTCTATTCTTACCAAGATGAAGGATTTGCTCCTATTTTTCACTCGCAATGTGAAGTCAATGTCAATATTCAACGCCCAACAGATAGAGCAGTTAAACGGATTAAACAGCCAGTTAGTAGCCGAGTTTCAACAGATAGAACAGCTCACTCGCCCGATGAACCCAGCCGTAAGAGAAAAATTCGCAAAGGGACTTTCTGTTTTCGCACAAGATTTATCCGCCCTCCAATTAATTTTGTCTGGGGAACAGACACCAGAAGCCGTGTTTAAGTTATATAGTGACGAATTAGCGTTAGGAGCGGAAGCCGAACGAGCATCAGGGGTTAGACGTGCCCGAGTGCTGGAAAGGGCTGATTTTGCCAGAGCAGCGATGGGTCGTCGCTCTGGACCTGTCCTTTCTGGACGTGGAGGATACTCCCCCCAGCTTAACGATTTAATAGGAGGGGCATTCCCCAGTAATTTATTAGCCAGAAAGCCGATGGGAAGCGACCCGAATACTTGGACGCCCCTCCAATACCGCACAAAGGTTGATGTAGGACTCCCGATGGGTGGTTATACGCCCACTCGCTTTCTTTAATTTAGCAGAAAGTGATTATTTTTTATTGATATAATATATAATGCCTATATTATTTCAAATAGACGAGATAGAACCGCCCGTCCAAGTTGAACTTAAAAAGAAACGGGGGCGACCCAAGAAGGGAGGGGCTACTGATACGCAAAGAGGTCAGGCAGCCAGATATAGAACTCACGTGAGGGAAGCTGTGGATATACCCAAATACGAGTGTCTGTTTAGAAACCTGTCTTATATAGTCCATTCTGCCGACGAATCACAATACGACGACAATCCGTTTGCTACTGGTGCGGAAACTGACGAATACGATGCCGAAGCCCAGATGATTTTAGACCAAGCCGAAGCCAACTTGAAGCGATTGAAAGAATTAAAAGCACTCGGTGTAAAGCCCACAAAAGAGGGAATGTGTAGGGAGGATTGGAACCGAAAGAAAAGTCCCTTGGTCGGTTTTAAGATTGATAGACAGAAGGCACTTTTTGCGAAACACGAGGAGGCAGTAAAGGAAGCCGAGGATAAAAAGGTTGAGGACGCCAAGGCGAAACCCAGCAGAAAAAGAGGTCCAGAATGGCAGAATGCGGGACCTTATACTCTTGCGTCTATACCTTATACAAAGGCACCCGAACCCTCCGCCGTAGCCGAACCGCCAGCCAAGGTCCCCAGAAAAAAGGCACCTCCCCCTAACCCCGCAGCAGTAGAAGCGAATCGCCAGAAACAAGCAGCAGAGAACGCAGCCAGACGGGCAATGAGGGGGAAGGGGGCACCTATTGAGCTCTGGGGAGGCAAACTATCCACCAAATATATTAACGAATTTATATCCAACTCTTACAACGCCAAGGGCAAATTACCCGCCAAGATAGGCGACTTTCAACTGGATAAATCGTTAAGCGGTCAAAGGGCACAGGTCTATCACAACCCCACCACTGGTGAAGCCGTTGTAGTTCATCGTGGGTCACAGGGCATTCACGACTGGGGAAATAATCTAAAATATTTTCTGGGGTTTGACTTGAAGAATAGTGATAGAGGCAAATTCGCCGCCAAAGTCCAGAAGGAAGCCGAAGCCAAATACGGAGCGAAAAATATCTCCACACTCGGTCATTCACTCGGCGGAAAAATTGCGAGCGATGTAGGTGCCGACAGCAAAGAAATCATTACTCTTAACCGAGCGGTGGCTGGACGAGACCTTTTTAAGAATCCCATCAAGGAGAACGAATACTCTATTAGGAGCCAACTTGACCCCGTTAGTATATTGCTCCCCAAGGACAGCAAGACGCTCACGATTCCCAGCACCTCACTTAACCCCTTAACGGAACACTCAACGGACGTGGCGAAGCGTCTTGACCCAGCCGTGGAGGTCGGGCGAGGATTTAATCGGGCAGCCCTTGCCAAGCTAAATAAAAAACAAATAAAAGAAATCATCAAGGCACTACCCAAGATTAAAGACGGATTTAAATTAGTAGGCAAAGGGAAGCCCCAGCTTTTGGACTATTGCTGTGAAAGATGCGGGGTAGGTCAGTGTAAGTGTGTCGGTGATTGTCAGTGTAGGGTGTGAAGGGTGAAGGGTCGGTTTAAGTCGCCTTGGGATTTTGTTGGGGTGTGCTATACAATTTTGTTTTGAATAAAAAGCGACCCTACACTCTACACCCTACACTCGTATAATCCAGAACGAGTGGAATCAAATCCAAATACTATTTTTTATTTATTTCCATTAATCAATGGATAAAAAATTGAAATGAAATTTGACAAACTTGTATAAGGCATCAAAGCAACAACAAGCAAGTTAAATCAATTCAAAATGCCCGTAACAATCCGCAATCTTGGGAACATCGCCCAACCCACCGCCACCGCCACAATCCGTTCATTCATTGTCCCGCCCACTCCGCTTGCCGTAGTGCCGATTGTGAAGAGAAACGGAACCGCCGTATTGCTCTATCTGGTTAGAGACGAGGAAGAGTCAGGCAACATCACGAGACGCATCGGTCGTCAGCTGGAAAAAGAAGGAGTCGCCGCTTACGCCAACCACAAAAAAAACGACAGCTGGATATTCGCCACTCGCCAAAGCGAAATGGACGAGTATTGCCCCGAAGAACTCACTCGTGGAGCCAAATTAGCGACCGCCGTTGCCAAGAAGGGACCAACCCTCGCAGAGAGACCCACCTCCAACCCCATCTGCCTCATCTGCCGAGACCATTGTGAGAACGAGTGGGGCAACTCCCACGGATTCATCGCAGAAGAGAACGTTGATGAGGACTGCCCTCCCATCTGTAATTCGTGTAACGAACACGAAGTTTATTACAGAATCAACCACCCAGAAGCAAGCGTCTTTATCCTCCCCCAAGACGTTCTACAAAGAGTCGCCAACCAAACCCCCTGCGACTGCTGTCACGCTGGCACGAAGGACACCGACTTTCGTATTCTTCACTCTCGGGCGTCAAACCCCGTTCTGTTAGAGTTCCACAATCTCACCTTCAAATCGGGAAGCCCAGAGTGCCCCTTCAAAAAAGACGAGTGGGACAAGCTTGTTGCTACTGGAAGAAAAATCATCTTCACTGCTCGTATTGCCGAGATGGAGGTCGCCCTTCTTAACATCAAAGCCGCCGAAGCAGAGTGTGAAGCAGAAGAACTCGTAGCACAAGTCGCAAAAGAGCCCGCACCCGCAGAGGTCAAGAAACCCTCCAAAAAAGAACGCCAAGCAGACAGCACCCGTGGGTCAAACGCCGTGAGAGACCAAAAAAAGAAAGAGCGTGAAGAGTTTGAGAAGGCGTGTGAGAAAGCCGCACTGGCTCAGCTCGCCATCAAGAAAGCCGCCGACGAGAAAAAAAGAAAAGCCAAAGCCGCCAAAGCCAAAGTCGCCAGAGCGTCCCCGTAGTTAGTTAGTTAGTTTATCTGTAATTTATTAAAAAGGAATCCCTTTTTTTATTGCTGGGGGCTTACTTATACAAGTTAGTCCGCAACGGGAATTGTTGTTGTCTTATCACAAGGACAGCAACAACAGACGTAATACTTTAACCACCGCACCTTTTTCGGCTTAGGGTGAAGCAACCGCTCCAACGCAGATGCCATTCTATCCTTACCAGAAGACCACTCCATTACTATTGCCCTATATTTTTTCTCGTGATAAGCTGATTTTAAACATCACCAAGCACTTTTTCAACTCACTCAACGAGTAGTGGCGAAACGGGGGCGGGTTTGTCCGTCCAATTGACTTGTAGTAGTCGTCCAGAATGGGATATATCTCCTCCTTTTTAATCTTGTCAAGAATCTCCTTATCCATTATATAGTTCCGTTAGGAAATAAATCCGTTGAATACACGCACTACTTTTTATTAAATTCGGCTTGTAGTTCAATTAGATTATTAAACACGTCGGTTGAATCTCCCCACAATAATTTATAAGCAAATAGCGAGGCAGACGGGATTAGATTATTTATTAACTGGTTCTCCTTTTTATTCGCTAAATGTCGCTTTCTATAATTCTCTCGTTTGTTATTATCGTGATGGTCTATATAGGTCTCACCACCTCGTAGTCCAAAATCAAACTTTTTAATCTTGTCGCCTTCTCTTACTTTGATGTGAAAACGTTTTAACGGCTTTTTAGAGCAAACTAATTCTAATATCTCTATCGGCATTATAATATACAGATATAATATAATGCTTGGAAAAACGAAGAATGTAGAGAATCTAAACAACGAAATCGGTGACCCTATCAAGCGGTTTGCTGTCAAAGGCAAATATAGATTAATAGGCAGTAATTCACTACGAGCCAACCAATACGGCAGTGATTACGATATTAGCACTACACTCAAAGGCACACTTGCTACTACCATCGCAAAGAATCTCCGCACGGCTTATCAGTCCGCCTACAAAGACCCCAACTTGTGGGTTATTGATTTTAAATGTGGGTGGGACGACCGCCTCGTTTATCGGGGAGATTATTCCAGTAAATCGCTGAACGAATACCTCGCAAATCCGTTGATTCCAAAAGCCCGAGCCGACGCAATCCGCAAAGCCACGGGTGAAAAGGAGATTGAACTGGTAAGGGATTTATTTATTCTACGCTGGGGTAAGACAGATATTGATAGGGGATACGTCAAACTTATTGACGGCAAGAAAAAGGCACTCAAAGATTGCGTTCTGGACCCTACAACGATGAAGATTGATTTAATCGCACAAGTCGGCAACCAATTCGCCGAGATAAGCGAGAATTATTACGTCACGACTGATGGTAAGACGAATGTTGTCAAGCAGACCCCCAGCGAGGTTGAAGCGGAGTTTGAGGAGGAGATTCGCTATTATTCCAGAGTGAATAGTTTCAAGGCACTTAAACGGCTATTTTCTCTCTTGTCGTTAAAAAAAGACAAGGCAACCAAAGCAAAACAAGAGCGGTTAATTACCTTTTTTAATAGTCAGGTTGGCTACTTGAATAAAATACGCAACGAATTAGCGATATTAGAGGTTCTATTAGAACAAACTTTTAGAAAGCCCAGCTGGGAGGATATTAAGGCGAACTTACAATTTATAAAAGAGCAGATTAGCCAGATATACGAGATTGACTTGCGTGATGGAGTGTTTAAGGATATTGATAATATCACACCAAAAGACGTCAAGCCGAGAGTCACCGAATTAAAGGATTATTTCAGTGATGTAATCAACAAGCACTCAAAGGATTTTCTGCGTTCTTTGCTTTAAAATAATCTATTGTAATAATATAAGAATGAACTTTGAGGACAACGGACGAATACTGGCTCTATTGAAGGACGATGAAGAAAAGGACAGAAAGAAGTGGAGACGCTTATACATCACAGATAAACCCAAGACGATTGTCAGCCAAGTTTTTCGTGAGGTGAAGCTGAAAGATAAGCCGAATCTTCACTTTCAAGCGTGTCCCGATAAGGATACGGAACGCTCTATTTTATACATTACGGGTGCGTCTGGCTCTGGTAAGTCGTATTATACCCGAATGTATTGCGACGAATATAAACGGCTATATCCCAAGCGGGAGATATACTTGATTTCGTCCATTGCTGATGACAGCAGTATTGATAAAATCAAAGGACTTAACAGAATCAAGATGAACGACGAATTTTTGAAGGAGGACATTACTGCCAAGGATTTCAAGGATAGTTGCCTTATTTTTGATGATACGGATTGTTTGACGGATAAGCGTCTCAAATTAAAGGTGAATGCGATTTTGAACTCGGTGTTGGAGACGGGTCGCCACTTCAACGTGGAGGTGATATACACCTCACACTTGGCGTGCGATGGCTTACAAACGAAGCGAATTTTGAACGAATGTAAGTCCGTTGTGATTTTCCCGAGTGGGTTGGGTGGTCGTTCTATCAAGTATTTATTAGACAATTATTTCGGCTTGGATAAGGACCAAATCAAAAAAATTAAAAAACTTAATTCCCGTTGGGTTCAAATTAACAAGGGATTCCCGATGAGTGTAATCAGCGATAAAGAGGCGTATATTCTCAATTCGGCAGAAGATGAGTAAGGGGTCGTTATATAAGTAGTTAGATTGTGATTACTTATATAAGTTAGTCGGGGTGTAGGGTGAGTGTAGGGTGTGAAGAGTGAAGGGTCGGTTTAAATCGCCTTAGGGGAAAAAAAAGGGAGGTGTTTGTTCTGCTATAACTTGGAAAAGACCCTACACACCCTACACACCCTACACCCTCTCAATTTATATAAGGTAAAAAAGAAAAGTGAGACCATTAACCCTCACAATCCCTTTTCTTTTTTTTATTTTTGGTTTCTCGGTCAGTGAAGGGTCAAAACACCCACCCTTCACCCTTCACCTCCACCCTACACTTTGCTACACTTATACAAGCCCTCAAATCAATACCAATCGCTTTTTTAGGGCAACAATACCAATCGCTTTTTTAGGGCAAC